TTAAAGTGGTCTTTGAAATCAATCTCAGCTTGTCTAAAGACTGACTGAGCGAAAGTCTTATCCGCATAAGCTGGACTATCAATACCACCAAGACAAGCCACAACCCTAGCCTTACGCTTCTTCAGGAGCGACTGAGCATAGCTTGGATGAATCGGTTGCTCGCTCTTAAGGTAGTCGATATCTTCCAGCATGGTCGCCTGTTGCTCACGCAGTTTCTTCTGGCCAGTAAAGAGAGCGATAAAGGCATCCTCGTCCAAATCCTCGCGAATGAAACCGCCCTGCTTGCGAATAGCTGGCAAGACCTCTGAAGTCACCCAGCGCTTGAACTCCTTAGCTTGAGGCAATTTGCTGGATAAAATGAGAGAGTAGAGACCAGATTCGTTGATGATGATAGTTTCTTGAACCCTTCCTAAATTATCTGTGAGGCCCTGTTTTAGGGCGTCATCTTCATCAACATGAAGAGCAATCGCATTTCTAGCCTTGCTATATCCTAGGATGTCTGCAACATCCTTCCCAACGAACCACGGCTCGTCATCAATTGTCAAAGTACGGACTTCTTGTCCGTGAAAGTTAAAAATTTCGTTCATAATATTCCTTTCTAAATTTGGTATAATGAAATAAAAACAATTGGAGAGAAAATATGACTGAAAAAATTTGTTTTATTGTAACTGCTATTGGCGAATCTGGAACAGAAACTAGAGATAGAGCAGATGAGGTTTTTTCTTACCTGATATCCCCAGTCTGTGAAGAATTAGGATATAAACCAGTACGAGTTGACCAAGTAGATGCAGTTGATAATATCAATGAAACTATCATTAACTATCTCAAGACTGCTCCTATGGTTGTAGCAGATATGACAGGTCACAATCCGAATGCATTTTATGAACTAGGATTTCGACAAGCGTTAGAACTCCCCTTAGTTCCTATCATACAAGCAGGTAATAGACTTCCTTTTGATGTTATATCTCAAAGAACTGTTTTCTATAACCTTTCTGTTGGAAAAATCGAGCAATCCAAAAAGGATTTAAAAGCTAAAATGAAAAGCTTTGAAAACTTTGAAATGCCTGAGAGTCGTACTGAAAGAACCCTTACACTCGATGATGTCAATGATAATTTGACCAAAAAGCTAAACAAAATACTAAATCTATTAGAAAAGCAACAGTCTTATTCTTCTCTCGTACATACGCATGATTTTGATTTTAAACCATTGCAAATAGACAATCAGTCATTTATTCAACAAGCTCAAGAGATAATCAATCGGACAAAGAACCGTCCATTATTCCCCGAAGATAAGTGATAGCTAGCTCTTGTTGACTTTGAAGTTCAACAACCTCAGCAACTTTTTGATTTATAAGTCTAACGGTCCTCAATACTTCATTGAGGGCTGTTCTTTCTAGTTCGTTCATTCCGTTCTCCTTTCTGCTTGTGATATAACGAAATCAAATACCAACCTCATTTCAAATCAGCTTGGCAATAAATTTTAAGTAGACAGTAGCATGGCATCTTTCGGCCGTGCTTTTTGTTTTAATTGCTTGCACCCCTTTTAATTTTTGGTCATTCAAATAAATACCATCTTCTCTTATTTTGAGTTCGTTCATCTTCCCCTCCTACTCCAGCACCTTACTGCCGAGCACCAATCGTTTAACGACAACGTCCATCTCCTTAAATTCGGCATTCTCTGCACAGTAGCGGACGCTCTCACTGATGATGTGACAAATAGATACCCCGTACTCGTTCGCCAACTCCGTAGCAATCTCCCAGGCATCTTTGTCAATCCGTGTTACTTTTTGCGCTGCGTTGTTCATAGTGTTCCTTTCTAGTTGCGGTTAAACCGCAATGTCGTGTAAAAAAATAATGTCATCAATAGACACACCAAAAGTAGTAGCGATTTGATAAGCTTGTGTTACAGTAGGTTCTGTTTTTCCTCGCTCCCAATTTCCCCAAGTATCAACAGAGACATCAATAGCCTCGGCTGCATCCGCTTGTCTCCAATTTTTTAGAGTTCTCAATGTTTTAAGAGTCATTTTCTGCATTTTACAGTCCTTTCTATCTTTTTTTATAATTGAGTGACTCAACTATGACTCTATTATAATGCGGTTAAACCGCAATGTCAAGTGTTTTTTGCGTTTTTTTCGTATTTTTTTATTTTTTTCTTTACTTTTTTGCGTTTTTGCCGTAATATATACTATATAAAGGAGTGATACAAATGAGCAATAATAAAAGTAAAGAAATTTTCTCTGCGAACTTGGAAAAGTTAATGAGCAGCAGAGATGTTGATAGAAATAAACTTTGTTCTGATTTAGGATTAAAATACACTACTGTAAGAGATTGGTTAAAGGGTATAACTTACCCTCGGATAGGAAAAATCGAATTACTTGCGGACTATTTCGGTGTTAATAAATCGGACTTGATAGAAGATAAAACTCAAGAAGTAAAAGAAGTAAAAATCCCTACTTCCCCTCTCGTTCAAAAAATAACTGAAAAAGTTGTAAATTTGTCAACTCCAAGAAAACAAAAAGTTCTGAACTATGCTAATGAACAATTAAAAGAGCAGAATAATAAAGTGATTATGATTGAGGAAAAGCTTTTTGAATACCGTGTTTTTGAAAAACTTTCAGCTGGTACTGGTTTTTCATACTTCAACGATGGGAACTATGACACTGTTTTTTACGACAAAGACCTAGACCACGATTTTGCTTCTTGGGTTTTTGGAGACTCAATGGAACCTAAGTACATGAATGGAGAGGTCGTTCTTATCAAAGAAACAGGATTTGACTACGATGGTGCTGTTTATGCAGTTGAGTGGGATGGCCAAACTTACATTAAAAAAGTTTATAGAGAAAAAGACGGTCTGAGACTCGTCTCTATCAATAACAAGTATAAAGATAAATTCGCACCATATGACGAAGATCCAAGAATCATTGGAAAAATAGTCGGAAACTTTATGCCGATTGAAAATTAAAAGGAGAAAAAAACATGAACAAAAGAAACATAAACAAAAGAAAAAATTCTAAGCCAATTTATAAAAGAGTATGGTTTTGGATACTAATTACTTTCTTAGCTATCGGTGTTATAAATAGTATTTCAAAGAACCCATCTAAAAATACTGAAAACACAAAATCAGCTACAACAGAGGTCGCCTCATCATCCTCATCTGAGGGTTCCGAAAGCACGGAAAATTCAAAAGAAGAGAAAGGTAGTAAATCAAAAAGTAAAGCGAAGCCATCCCAAAAAACAAAAAATGATGGACCTGAATATACAGAAGCATCTAACGCAGAATTCGCTAACCATTTGACTACCGAAATCAATAACCAGCTAGGAGATACAGGTTTTCAGATTACAACTCAGCCTGTTAAAAATTGGGCAATAGAAAATGGATATGATTTGAGTTATGCTAACTCGCCTCATCTATATGTGAAAGCGGAAGATAACACAACACTTGCTGAAGAAAGTGGTATCGTCAATAAATCAATGAAAGTCAAAGTAAATAATTAAACAAAAAAATCCCCACACTCTCCATCGCCAAACTTTGAGTGTGAGGATTTAACTTTCCATCTAGCAAGCAATGGAAAGGATGATAAAAAAATACAACTATAGTTTATCATAAGTTCTACACCTTTTCAACTATGCGGGCAAGCAATCGAAAAGAAAGGACTTTTTATGATAAAAAAATACGTTACCAAAAAAGGAGAGACTAGATATCTCTTTCAAACATACTTGGGCATAGACCCTGCTACTGGAAAAGAAAAGCGTACAACACGCCGTGGTTTTAAGACCATTAAAGAGGCAAAGGCTGCCGAACGTGACCTTCTCTTAGATGTTGAGGAGAATGGTTTTTCAAGCAATGAAGATTTCCAGAACCCTACATTCGCTGAAGTCGCTGAGTTATGGCTTGAAAGCTATAAAAGCACTGTGAAACCAACAACCTATCAAAGTGTTAAAATAAAACTTGACGTCATGATTGACTTGTATTTTACAGATATGAAGATTCAGCAGATCAGTGTTGCTTATTGTCAGAAGGTTGCTATTCAGTTAAGTAATCGCTATATCCTCTACACAAATTACTACTCTGTCATTAGCCGTGTTTTTAAGTATGCCACTTCTATTGACATCATTAAGTCAAATCCCTTAGACAAGATTATCAAGCCTAAAAATAGGCCCTTAAAAGTCAAAGAGAACTACTATACAAAACAGGAGTTAACAGATTTTCTTAAAGTTTGCAAAGAAAATTGTAAGCCTGTAGAGTATACTTTTTATCACTTACTAGCTTTTACTGGTTTGAGGATTGGAGAAGCTATCGGACTCATGTGGTCAGATGTTGACTTTGAAAATAAACGATTGAACATTTCTCGGACAGCTGTCAAGATTGGCAAAGAACAAACTGTCCAGGATCCTAAAACCAAAAGGAGTAAGAGGGTTATTACCTTAGATGATGAAACTCTGAATGTATTGAAACTCTGGAAACGTCAACAGATAAAAGAATATTTCCAAGCTGGTAAAGCATACCAACATGATTCGAATTATATATTTACGAATAGCAAGGGGAAATGGCTTTTGACTGCAACTATGAAAGTGAAGCTTAGTAGCTTCTTTTGTAAACACAATAAGCTTAAAAAAATTACGCCCCACGGATTTAGGCACACACACGCTTCTCTCCTATTTGAAGCTGGTATTACAGCTAAAATCATTTCGGATAGACTAGGTCACAATAATGTTCAAACCACTCTTGATATGTATACCCATATCAATGATAATCAACGTGTTGAAGTCGTTGACCAGCTCATGGATTTCATCCGCTCCAGCTAAAAGTAAAGTCGTATTCAATTTCGTATTCACTTTTGGTTAACACGCTAGAAACCCACTGATTTCAAGGGATTAGCAAGCTGTTTACTATTGTACTATAAATATTAAAATTTGTATCAAGTTTGCTACGGTTAACTGTTTTTGTCATTATATTATATGAAACAAACCCTTTAATAGTACACTATGTTTTCTAAAACATTGTTAGAAATTGATTTGAATTTCTCAATCAAATTGTTCGGTTTTTTCATTTCACTATAGATAAAAGAAAAAATTGAAGAAAATTGTCCAAAGAGCCACTTTTTCTTCAATCTACTTTTACTTATTTTAATAAGTCCCTTCTTCACCTTGGCTAGTCAAGATTACCGGACCATCCTTAGTAATGACAAATTGGTGTTCATATTGACAAGATAGGCCACCGTCAATGGTCTTATGCGCCCAACCAGTCTTCATATCTGTATCAATTTCCCAATCGCCTGTATTAATCATCGGTTCAATGGTTAAGACCATTCCTTCACGAAGACGGAGTCCACGACCAGCAATACCATAGTTAGGAACCATTGGTTCTTCGTGCATAGTTGGGCCAACACCATGACCAACCAAATCACGCACTACACCGTAACCACGGCTTTCAGCGTATTCTTGAATAGCCGCACCGATATCCCCGATACGGTTCCCAACAACAGCTTGCTCAATCCCCTTGTACATAGCTTCTTTGGTTACATCCATCAAGTTTTTCACTTCTTCGGACGGTGTACCTACAGCATAAGCCCAACATGAGTCTGCAAGACCACCAGAATAGCTCTGAGTGTATTTCTTCATTTGCTCAACATTGTTGAAGTTTAATTTTGAGACATTCAGGTCAGATTTAGCAATAGGACCTCCCAAAACCATATCAACTTTGAGCAAATCACCATCTTTCAAAATATAGTGACGAGGGAAGGCATGAGCTACTTCATCGTTAAGAGAGCAGCAGGTAGCATAAGGATAGTCCATCATGGCACCGTCAACCCCAATCTGAAGTGGAAGGAAATTTTCTTCCTTGCAACGACGTCGGACATACTCTTCAACTTCCCACATATCTA